CCGGAACAATCAGACAGGCACTTTATGAAATACGGAAGCAATTATCAAGTGCTGTTGTGTTTGTTGTTAATTTAAGTGCCACAGATACAGTAGAGGCAGCCGCTTTTGCTACAGGACTTGAATTGTTTAGTACTTGCCGAGCGAATTACGGATTTATACCGAAGTCTTTTATTGCTCCGGGATATTCGGACGTAGAGGCAAATGCCTTGGCTCTGATAACAACGGCAAATACCTATAGAGGATGTGCATATCTTGATTGTCCTAGTGATATGACCTATGCTACAGCATTAACCTCTCGCGGATCGGATGGACAATGGAACTTCTCAAAATATAGAGCAAAATTGCTCTTTCCTAGGGTTATTAATAGTGATTCGGTTGTCCGCCCATATTCGGCATATGCAGCCGGACTTCGTGCGCAGATCGATTTAAATGAAGGCTTTTGGTATTCATCATCCAATCACAATGTGGAAGGTATCTCTTCTTTGGCAGTACCACTTTCATGGGAAATGAATGATACCTCTTGCCAGGCTAATCAATTAAATGCGATTGGAATCACAACGTTGGTCAATGCGTATGGATCCGGATTTAGAGAATGGGGAAACCGCAACTCTGCTTTTCCGACAAATGAGGATACAAGAAGCTTTGAAGCAATGCAAAGACTTGATGATGTCACGTCTGAAAGTGTTGAGCTTGCGGCGTTGCCTTATATAGATAAGCCGATGAACAAGGCTCAAATCAATATCGTAACAGAAACGGTGAATTCTTATTTCAATACATTAATTTCTCGTGGGGCATTGATCCAAGGTTCGAAATGCACATTCGATGCAGCTAAGAACTCGACAACAGAAATGGCCAAAGGACATTATGTTTGGACTAAAACATTCATGGGTGCTACTCCGGGTGAACGATTCACTTTCTATAGCAAAATTGATACGAGTCTATTATCAAACCTTTTAACAGCATAAGACGATGAGTTTAAAAACAACGGTCATACGTGATGCAAATGTCTATGTGAATGGAACTTCGACACATGGGCAAAGCACGGAAATAACCTTGCCGGAAATTAATCCGTCCAAGGCTGAATATAAAGCCTTGGGATTGGTTGGAACATTGAAATTGTTTACCGGTTTTGACGCGATGGAAGCCTCTATCAAATGGAGTGCTCCGGATGCAGATATATTGGAAGCTTTTCTTAATCCTACTGTAGCAGTAGACCTTATGGTTTATGCCTCAAGAGATGTGTATGTGGACGGTACATTAGACAGCCAACAACCCGTTATTTATCATTTGAAAGGGACACCGGCAACCTCTCCATTGGGAACTAACAAACCAAAGGAAAATACGGAGACAGAAACGAAGATTGACCTTACCTATGTGAAAATGACACAGAACGGGGAAGAAGTTTTCGAGCTGGATATTGCGAACAATATTTTTGTTGTTGGCGGAACTGATATCCTTGCGAAATATCGAGAGAATTTAGGATTATAAAAATAAAAGAAATTATGGATAAGAAAAAGAAGCTACCCGATTCAGTGACACTCGATGATGGGCGTGTTATAACAAAGAAAAGAGCAAAAGTAAGAGAATTAGCAAATTCCGGAAACTTGCCAAAAGGGAAAGAGTATTTGAAAGCGTACAGTTCAATGGCAGCCAAGATATTGGTTGATGGAAAACCTATTGTAATGGAAAACCTTCTTGATGATTTTTACGATGATCAATTGGAGGAAATCGCTTCTCTTTTCGTAGATGAGGATGATCTAAAAAACGTGTAATCCCGATTAGCGATATAGTGTTTCTGAGTCATTATACCGCTTCGGGATTATCCGAAATTCTTGATCTTGATGTGGATTTTTTTGATAAATGTTTAACAGAAGCAATCGAAATGTATAAGAAGGAGAATAGTACAGATGAATGAGCTTAAAATAGGATTAATTCTTTCAGCAACAGATAAAATGTCTAGGGTTGTGGATATGGCCGTTGGAAAATCTGAAAAGAAACTTTCTAAGTTTCAGAAAGCGACTGAAAAAACGGGAAAATCCATTCAAAAGATGGGAACAAAGATGTTTTTAGCTGGAAGTGCAGTTGCCGGGGCATTATTTGCTGAAGTCAAATCGCAATCTTCTGCAGCAGCAGAATATCTTAGAACGTCACAAAAAGTAGGGATGTCTGTTGAAAATTGGCAGAAAGTAGAGTATGCTGCAGGTAGAGTGAATGTTGCTTCTGAATCATTGAGAGTTTCTTTGCAACGATTTTCAAAGACACAAGTGAGTGCATTCAATGGAAATAAAACCGCTCAGGCCGCGTTTAAAATGGTTGGCGTGTCTATCCTTGATCACAATAAAAAGCTTAAAAGCTCTCATAAAATGCTTTTACAAATAGCAGATGCATTTTCTAGGGCAAAAAATGGACCGGTAAAGACTGCAGCTGCAATAATGCTTTTCGGAAAAGCGGGTGCCGATATGATACCTATGCTTAACAACGGTTCAAAAGGAATAAAAGACTTTGGAGATCGAGCCGATAATTTTGGAAATATAATGTCTGGGAAAGATGCACAATCAATGAAAGGCTTTGCGCTAAAGATGAGAACCATGAAGGATGCAACTTCCGGAGTAACAAGAATGATAACCATAGCAGCTCTTCCGGCAATGATGCAACTGGCAGATTTTATATCCATTACATCTGAAAGAGTTGTGAAATGGGTTAGACAGAATAGAAGCTTAGTAAATACTATTGTAAAGGTTGCTGGTGCCATAGGGGGAATATCAATGGCCGCCGGTGCTTTTCTAATGACATTTGGAACGGTTTTTAGAAGTATAACTCTTGGAATTGAGATATTCAAGGCTCTGAAGTTTGCAATTTTTGCAGTTACATATTATGGTTCTGGACTTATATCAACATTAAAATCTGCGACTGTCGTTCAATGGCTTTTTAATACATCTCTTTTGGGGTGTCCAATCGTATATATAATATTAATTGTAGGAGCATTGACTGCAGCTGTAATATATGCTTATAAGCATTTTCAGGGATTCAGAAATCTTGTAGATTCTGTGGGAAATATAATAAAAAAATTCGGTGAATCTACATGGGGGATAATAAAGAAGTTTGGCAAATCAATTGTTGAATTTATGCTGAATCCATTCAGTGCGGTATTGAAAATAATTACAGGATTAAGTACGGCCATGGGAGATTTATTAAAAGGAAACTTCTCTAAAATAATTCCTGATGCAAAAATTGGATTATACAATGCATTCTCTTCCGGATCAGCAACCCCGTCCACTACGAATAATAATGTTCAATCAAGATCTTCAAGGGTTGTAAATCAAGTTAGAAAAGCAAGAATACAAAATAGCAAATCAAATCGCACTCAAACGATAGCCTATTCCCCTACAATAAGCATAGGAAGCGGATCGCAACAAGATAAACAAGATTTTGCCAAGATGCTGAGAGCTCACAAGCATGAGCTTGCAAGTCTATTAAAAGAGATGAATAATAATAACTCACGCTTATCATTTGAAGGATAATGTTTTTACAACTAGGTTCATATAAATTCAATGGAGTAAAGTTACCTCAAAGCTGGTCAAATATCAGTGAGGCGAATTACGAGCAAGTCCCTATAATCTCTAAAAAGCCGGTTCTTCAAAAAACAGGGGATCAATTAGAGGAAATAGATTTAGGGATATTGCTTTCCGCAGAATACTGTGTGCCTGATGATGAATTGACTAGTTTAAAGACAATGATAAGCACCGGGGAAGTCTCTAGTTTAATAGATGGCAACGGAAAGAATTATGGCAAGTTTGTCATCACTTCTGTAGACAATTCGATTGTAATGGCCATGAATAATGGTACACCTTCTTTGATTTCTTTGACATTGAAATTACTTGAATATAATAGTAATTCAACTGTTACTGAAAACACGGGAGAAGCAGTTTCATCGAATAATCCAGTAACACAAACAGCAGTTTCACCAAAACAAGGAACCGGACTTCTTATTAATGCAAATATGAAAGCCGGAACATCCGCTGTCTCAAAAATATCAAGTTCCGTATCGTCTTCTCCAACAAAAGGGATGTATTCTAAGATATCGGGCTTGGCCACATCCGCAAAAACTTATTTTACAACAGTAAATTCACAAATCAATGCAACAAAAAAGATAGTATACAGAGCAACCAATTTGGTTACTTCAATAACAAGCTTGAACTCGGCTTTAGACACATTGAAAAATGCAGCAGATATCAAGAATGGAACAGATCTATTGAGTGCAAACGAAGAGGTAGGATCCGCAATGTATAAGGTAAAGAACTATTATGCTAAAGTGGCGGCATTCATAGGCAGCAGGGAGGGCGGAGAATGAGCAGTTTCAACTATACAACAAGTTATGGGGAAACATGGGGAAGCATCGCATACAAAATGTACAATGATGTTTCCTATATAACAACCCTTATCCAGGCTAACCCCTTAGTACCGATTGATACCATTTTGCCGGTAGGGACTATTCTGATCGTTCCTATTATCGATGATACGGAAACCACAACCACTACAACACCCCCTTGGAAATGAAAGAAATAGCTAGAAAAGGAGTTGTAAAGATCATTTGGAACGGAAAGGATATTACTACCGATGTTTCCAAATATATTTCTTCGATAAGTTACACCGATCATGAAGAAGGCATGTCCGATGAGGCTACGTTTACTTTTGATAACTCAACTCAAATCTGGTCGGAAGATTGGTATCCAACACAGGGAGATACCATCGAGCTTTATATGGGATATAATGACAAGATATTCAAATGCGGATTATTTGAAGTGGATGAAATCGTATTAGCAGGGCCT